TATTTATATTAAATTCATGTGTCCAAACATGTATAATAGTTTTCATTATATACATAATATAAATAATTTTTTACATTATTATATTATAAATAATAATATATAATATAATTAATGGAAAAAAATTATAATGACTTTGATTGGGAGACTTATAAAAAAATATATCCTGATTTAAAATGTTTAAAAACACAAGAAGAATTATGGAATCATTGGTTAAATTATGGAATTTATGAAAATAGAGTTTTTTTTTATAATAATATTATTTCAACAACAAATGATTCTCTTTTGAATAATAATTTAATTTATGAAAATAATAATAATAATGAAAATTTAAATAAATTAAAAGATAATTTTAAAAATTTATTAAATATCAAAAAAAATTTTGATTGGATTAAATATGTAAATGAAAATCCAGATCTTAATAATTTTTTAGATAAAAATCAAGCATGGCATCATTGGACATCACATGGACATAGAGAGAACAGAATTATAGAAATTACTAATAATAATATTGTAAATAATACTGAAATTCATAATGGCAGATTTGGGAATTTGTTTTTTGTAAATATGGTATTACATTTTATTTCAAAAAATCATAATTTAAAAACAACATATAAATATTACGATAAATTCACGAATATGGGTATTGATTTGTATATAGGTAACAATACATATAATGAAACTACATATCTTACAGAATTAAATTATTTTGATTTAATAAGTAAAAAAGATAATTTTACAAATGTAATAGTAACAAATAATAGTTGGTTTCAAAATTATGAATTTTGTTTATTTTTAGAAATTTATTTCAATGAAGAAAATATTAGGAATAAAATTATAAAAAAAAATAAATTTAAAGACAGATATAATAATAATAATGATCTATTTGTTCATGTTAGATTAAGCGACATAGAAGAACTATCTAATAATAATTGTTTTGAATATTATGATAATATTATCAAAAAATATAGTTTTAATAATGGATACATATCTAGTGATGATTTAAATAACCCGATTTGTTATAATCTTATAAAAAAATATTCTTTAAACGTTATTAATTTTAATGAAGAAGATACAATTCTTTTTGGCAGTACTTGTAATATTATTATTTTGTCAGGAGGAACATTTTCTTGGTTAATTGGATTTTTAGCTTATTTTTCCAAATATATTAATTATCCTAATAACAATAAAAAATGGTACGGAGATATTTTTGTCTATAAAAATTGGATTAGTAATTAATTTCAAATATTTTTATTTAATAATATTATAATTATGGATAACAAAAAGGTATTTAGCAAAAAAAAACTAGTTAAAGATTATTTGAATTTTGATTGGAAAAATTATATTGATACTTATAGTGACCTAAAATATATTGAAACAAAAGAAGATGCGTGGTATCATTGGATTAATTATGGAAAACATGAAAATAGAGTAATAAATGATGTTAATATTGATAAATTAAAAGAATTTAAAGAATTCGTTTGGAAAACTTATGTTGCCTTATATGAAGATTTAAAAGATATTAAAACGAAACAAGAAGCATGGAATCATTGGATTAATTATGGAAAACATGAAAATAGAATAATAAATGAAGTTAATATTGATAAATTAAAAGAATTTAAAGAATTCGATTGGGAAGTTTATATTTCCTTGTATGAAGATTTAAAAGATATTAAAACGAAACAAGAAGCATGGAATCATTGGATTGATCATGGTAAAAATGAAAATAGATTATGCGAAAATATATTTTTATTTGAAGATTATGAAAACTTCGATTGGGAAACTTATATAAATAATTATGAAGATTTAGAATATATTACAAGTAAAGAAGAAGCGTGGATACATTTTATAAATTATGGGTTTAATGAATCTAGAAAAATGAGTGACATAAATGAAATTCAATTTGACGAATATAAACAAATAATAGAAGATGAAAATACTTGTGAAGAAGTTGATTTCTCTCTTAATAAAATATATTTAAAACAAAAATATACTAATTGTGGAAAACATTTATTTGGTTGGAAAGCATCAATGAACTATTTGGTAGAAAAATTGAAATTAAATGGTAAAGTTTTTGATAAAAAATATTATTTTGATGAATGGATAGAAAAATTACTAGTATGGGGTAATAAAATTTATAATAAAAAATGTTTAGAAAATATTAATGATAATGATTTACAATTAATAACATTTTTACATTGTCCTCCATTTGAAGCTTATAACACAAATGAAGTTAATAAAAATTTAATAATAAATGATGATTCTTTATTAAACAAAAATATTATTGAATTAATTAAAAGTAATAACTTATTTTACTCAATTAAATACTTATATGTTTTATCTTTGCACCATAAAAATTATATTATTAATAATTTTCCACAATTAAAAAATAAAATAGTTTCTTTATATCACCCAATTAACATTAGTAATTATAATAAAAGTGAATTGTTTAATATTAACAATTTTATTGACAACAAACAATTTTATCATATTGGATGGTGGTTAAGAAATTTTAATAGTTTTTTTAATTTTAAATTACCAGATGGATATAATAAAAATACATTAATTAAACAAGAATTTAAACAAGAATTTGAGAATAAGTTCACCGATATTGGTAAAGATAATAAAATTATTTATGAATTAAAAGATAATGATTACAAAAAACTATTTAATAATTCATGTATATTCTGTGATCTGCTCGATTGTGTAGCAAATAATGTAGTATTAGAGTGTATTAAATATAATACACCAATAATTATAAGAAGGTTACCATCGGTAGAAGAATATTTGGGTCCAGATTACCCGTTATTTTTTACCGATGAAAGTGAATTAGAAGATTATAAAAATGAAGAATTTTTAATTGCAAAAATTACTCAAGCTAACAATTATTTACAAAAAATGGATAAACAATTTTTAAAATTAGAAAAATTTGTAGACAAAATAAATTATGATATTAATAAATTGGTAGTTAATGATAATAAATATAAATTAACTTGGTTATACTATTTAAATAACGAAAATATTGATATTGAAAAATATATTACCTTTTTTAATTATCAATTAAGTAGCGAAAGTATTAAATTAATTATAATAAATACAATTCAAAGTAAAACAGAATTATTAGAGAAATATAATAATGATAATATTACTATAATAAATGTAGACATCAACTTAAATATTAATGAAGTTTATAAAATATTTATTGAAAATTCTACTACAGAGTATTTAGTTTTTAAAAAATTTAATGAACTTTTAAATGAAGACTATTTTTCATATTTATGTATAAATTATTTTGATAATAACTCTACATTTGACGTAATTATTTTTAAAAATAAACAATCTTATGAATTTAAAAACAATTTTGATTTGAATACTGATTTGAATACAGATTCGAATATTGATTTACAAATTCATGATGACAATAGTGAAGTTAGTAATGAATCTAGTATTTTATCAAGTGATTTAAATTTAAATGATAACTATCAATTAAATGATAATGAAATTGAAACATCTAGTTTAAATGAAGACATAGATAGTGAAAAAGAGGTTGAAACTGAAAATACGATAGAAAATAGTATTCATTTATTAAATTTTACAGAACTTCAGAATTACAATTTTATTAATAATAATATTAACATTTTGTGGAGAAAATCAATACATAGTTATGTTAATGATTTAGATAATAATTTTTGGATAAATTGCTATAATAATCATTTAAATATATTTGAAATAAATTAAAAAAAATATAATATAATATAATAATACAATGAAAAATATATTATTTTATGGTAATTGTCAATTAGAAAAATTAAAAGATGTATTAAATTTATCACAAGATAATTATAATGTAACTTTTGTTCCTTGTTTTTTAACTTCTTATACTGATGTAGAATTTGATTATATTTTAAAACAAAGTGATATAATTATTACACAACCTATATGCGATAATTATAAAGACAAATATTATTTATCTTCTAATTATCTAGTTAATAAATGTAAAAAAGATTCTGTTATTATTTTTTTAAACAATTGTCATTTTACTTTGTATTATCTTGATTTAACTTATAATAATAATTTATTACTTGAAAAAGATGTGATTGTTAATTGCTATCATGAATCTATGAATCATTGTATAAATAATAATTATGATTTTGATTACTATAAAAAGAATTATATTGAAAACACTGATTTTAAAACATTATATGAATTAAAAGAAATTTATGATAAAGATATTAATGAATTAAAAAAACGTTATGAACATATGTTTGGATTTATGAAACATAATACTTTTTTTATAAATGTTGTAACTTTAATTGAAGAAAATTATAAAGAAAACTTATTATTTTATACATTTAATCATCCCACAAAATATTTATTACAATTATTGGCAAAAGAAATTATTGAAATTTTGAAAATTCCAAATACAATAAATTATCAACTAGATCCTTTTGCCAGTTATAAATGTATTTTGTATTCATGTGTTCAAAAAATAGTCAATTTTGATATTAATAAATGCAAACCATTAATAAATAATAAAACTGAATTATCAGATATTTATAATTCATATTCAAAAAAAATTGATAATAAATAAAAGCAAATAAAGAAAACTATATTATATATAAGAAATGGTCAAGAACGCTGGTGGAAATAAAGCTAAAGGATATGCTCGTAAAAATATGGTTAAAGGATCTTATGCATTGAGAATATCTGAAGATCCTGCTGAAATATATGCTCAAGTGGTTAAAATATTAGGTGGATCTATTTGTCGTGTTACTAATTTACAAGGTATCGAAATGAATTGTCATATTCGAGGTAAATTTCGTGGACGTGGAAAACGTGATAATACAATTATACCTGGAACATGGGTTCTTGTTGGATTGAGAGAATGGGAAAAAGAAGCTAGTCCAGGAAAATTATTAAATTGTGATTTAATTGAAGTTTATTCTGATGGTGATAAATCTAAATTACAAAATTCAGTTACTAGTGTCGATTGGTCTTCATTTGTTACAAATGATAGAAAAACAATAGGTTCAACATCAGAAACAAATGATTTAGCTTCTGAAATTGTTTTTACAGATGATAAAACAATGGAATATAAAGCATTAATTGATGCTCATTTAGAAGAGTCAAAAACAGGTAATGTTACAACTATTGTTATGGATGAAGAAGAAATTAATATTGATGATATTTAAAAATTTTATTTATAATAATGTATAAACGATTATAAAATTTATATAAAAAAATATTTTTATTCA